TGATGCGCTAATAAAGAAATTGAAAGGAGAATAAAATTATGACCGAAGAATTTGTAACATTGAAAACAGCAAAGATGCTGAAAGAGAAAGGGATGTTTACGGATATAGAATTTCCTCCGCAATCCGTTGCCCAGAAGTGGTTACGTGAAACCAAAAATATTCATATATGTGTATATAACTGTGCTTGTGGCTATGGATACGAAATATCTAAAGCTGACAATGGAACTCATATAACCAGTTCTGTTTATGAAGGACCTAATGATGGTGGTAAATGGGATGTCTACGAAGACGCACTTGAAGCTGTTTTACAGGAAGCATTAAAATTGATATAAATATGAGCCTTAGGCGGCTTTGTAAAACCCATATAAACAATGATGAAAAGAATAATTACTGTCCAAGACATGATTGACGAACTAATGTTAGTTGTCAATAAGGATGCTGAAATAAATATCGTAATGAATACAGGAGATTATCAAACTGAATACATTCCTGATCTATATGATTTTTCTGTCATTGATTTTACTGATGTACATCCTGATGATGGAAACTCGGAAAATAAAGTGGTAATAGAAATGTTTCGTTAAAAGAGAAATAAATAACACTCAAAACATAAAAGAAATGAATACAACTTTTGAAAGATCGTCTAATAGTACCGATGAATGGTACACACCGAAAGAAATTATAGACGCATTGGGTGAATTTGACCTTGATCTATGTGCTCCCATGCACCCTCTTTGGCCTACTGCAAAAATCATGTACAACAAGCAGGACAATGGTCTTATACAAAATTGGGGAGGGCGAATTTGGCTTAACCCTCCGTACTCCAAACCGCTTATGTGGCAGTTTGTAGAGAAATTGGCAGAACACGGCAACGGTATAGCACTACTTTTTAACCGATGTGACAGCAATAAGTTTCAAGACATCATCTTCAAGAAAGCAACCGGTATGATGTTTTTGAGGAATCGAATAAAATTCTTCCGTCCAGACGGAACTCGTGGGGATTCTCCTGGCTGTGGCAGTATTCTCATCGCTTTTGGTGAGGATAATGCAGAAATATTGAGAACCTGCGATATTGCAGGAAAGTACGTTAGAATCAATTAGAATGACAAAAAATGAATAAGGAAGAATTTTTAAGCAAAAGATACGCCATTGATTTAAAGCTAAAAGAATTGAATGGAGAAAAGGAACAGTTGGAAAAGGAATACATTGAATCCAACCAAGTATTCCCTATTGGAAGCAAAGTCTGTATAACGGTCATGGCTCATGAAAGGATATTAGTTCCCGAAGCGAAGAAGTTAGCCTATATTGCAGATTATGATATTGATGATAACGGAGAGGTTGTACCCTCTTTAAGACAGTTGGATTGCAATGGGGGCATGTCAGCAATACCTTTATTTGTTAATTTAAAGAAGGCTATAATTAAATTGGTATGAAAGAAATAATAGATGAACAAATGGTTATGGATGAAAAAGAACAATTAGCCATTACTAGAATACAAAAATTCAGTAAGATAGCTAAAACAATGGGGTTGGAAGTACATTTGGGTTTTTCGGGAGGAAAAGATAGTCAGGTATGTTATGACCTTTGTAAACGTGCCGGGATACCGTTCAAAGCCTTTTTCAACCATGCCTTTGAAAGTAATATTACATTAAGGTTCATAAAAGAAAACTATCCCGATGTAATATGGAGGCGTGATTATAAATTCGGGTTTATACAAAATATATGGAAAAACCACAAATCCATCCTTCCTACTGTACAAATAGCTTATTGTTGCAAGGATTATAAGCACAACCCTAAATATGTGGATGCGTGCAGTATTACGGGAGTAAGGAAAGCTGAAAGTAGGAGTAGAAGTGCTAGGACGGCATTTGAAGCGAAAAACAAAACGACTTTAAAGAAAAACAAAGAATTGTTTGATTCCTATTTTGAAGAACATTGTCAGTCTATTGGTGCTACTTCCATCATACAATTAAAGCCTATTATAGATTGGACGGATAAGGATGTATGGGATTATATCCATAAATATTCATTACCTATAAATCCCGAATATGATTATTGCAAAAGAGTTGGATGTATTGTTTGCCCGAAAGCAAATTTAAATACTAATTACATAGGACTTATAAAATATCCAAAACTTATTGACGCCTTTATTTCTGCAAGAGAAATGAGGAATGACGTTGATTGGTTTATTAATATTGATGAAACTGATTATTCCAATGATAAATGTTATTATATATGTCGGTGGTTAAATCATTCCTTCATGCCGTTCACAAAGAAGCAGGAAGAAAGGTATAAACAGGTAAGAGAAATATATGATAAATTACATAACAAATAATTATGGCTATTATAGGAATTGACTTTGACGGAACAGTCGTGACACACGACTTTCCTAAAATCGGCAAGGACATAGGTGCCGTGCCTGTATTGAAAAAATTGGTTGAAAACGGACACAAACTTATCTTGTTTACCATGAGAAGTGATATTGATGAGGTGACTTCCGATGATTACAACATACACAAACAGGGAGGAAAGTATCTATCGGAAGCCGTAAAATGGTTTATGAACAACAACGTTCCCCTGTTCGGTATAAACGAGAATCCTGAACAGCACGCATGGACCACATCACCCAAACCTTATTGTCACATATATATTGACGATGCGGCATTGGGATGTCCATTGAAATATGATGTAAACCTGTCAAACAGACCGTTTGTTGATTGGATGGAAGTAGAAAACACTCTTATAAAAAGAAAACTTATATGAATAATTTTAGATTATATATTGCCCGTGATGAAGGCATAAAGAAAGAAGGGGAATTAAACCTGTTCTATGACACCCCGCAACTTCTGTTTAACGTAAAAGACTGGACATCATACTGGGGAAATGCCCGTAAGATAGCACATATTCCATCATACATGTATCCTCAAATCAAGGATAAGGAGTGTTATGTTTTCAACAATCTTGAATTATACCAAAGTTTCAACTAATAAGAGAGAGGATAGGCAGTTAGCCTATCTTCTCTTTTCGTATTTTCTTTTCATCTTTCTTCTTTCCACCCGTGTCATTCCCATGCTTTGAGCAATACCGAACAGGATTTCCTTTTCCGAATCATTAAGCATATCATATACTTCTTCTTTGCTTTTTCCGCTAATCATAGCCATAAAAATCTTTTTCATAATGATTTATTTTAGTTTTTTCTTACAACAATCGCAAATCTCGTCTTTTATAGGTTTTGTAAATAAAGCACCTACATATCCTGCAAGGTATCCAGCTTCTTCTGATGAAGGCTTTATGCCATAATGATCAATTATATGACCAATCATGTGTTGTTTTTCATGCTCCAGTGTATTCATAAATTCTTCATCAGACGTACTGTGACTGATAATAATTACAGTGCACTTATTGTTTGAATACGTTACACCGTAATTGTATTTTTCAGTCTTTATCTTATCCGTTATCCTGTTCAGCAAATGAAAAGGACAGCCAATATATTCCAGTCTGTATATCGCTCTTAAATAAGAGTATTTATCCACAGAATAGAATACATCAACCGTCCAATCATATTCCTCAATGTATAGTCTTTGTCGTACCATAGCAATCAGATATAATCCTCCCAAGAGAAAGGTGTTCCACAGGCTATACACTTTGCGTAATACTCGTCAAGAGCACGGGTAGGGCTTCCGTCAACATCGTCAAGATAGTCTTTTACAAACATACAGGCATATTGCTCATTGACTATGGATGAACCCATATAGTCGGCACGTACCATATTCAATACATAAACCTTGTTGTATTCCACATCATTCTTCAACTCAACATTGAATTGCTTCATTAATGTTTCCACTTGATCCTTGTCATACGGGTGTATTTTGTTTCCGTTCCTGTCTTTCATTTTGGAAACGGCATATTCACATAATTTCTTAGAGAAGTTCCATCCGTGTTCCGCAAGATATTTTTCCATTCCCGAAGGAAGTTTCTCATATACATCTAATCTCGTTCTTTCCATAGCTTTTGTTTTTAAAAAGATAGCCCGTAGCAAACCACTACGGGCTTAAACCAATTTAATTAGCGTCTACGTCTGGCGTAAGGACCAGTACCTTTGACTCCGCGTCTTTCTCCGTACTCATCATCATCATCCCACATTCTTTCGCCATAACCGCCTCCACTTCGTCCGCCACGTCCGCCACGTTCACCATAGCGATCTTCCATTTCTTCCATAGCGTCACGATAACCTTCTTTATACGCTTTTTCTAATTCCCGGTCCATATCTTCACCTTCAAAGCTACGGCCCATTCCATATACTTTCCAACCCATAGTGTTTATTTTTTATTGTTGTTATTATTATTGTTTGTATGTTGCACGTCAGGCAATTTGATACCAGAAGCAGCAAGTTGTGCAAGTATATCCTTTATCTGTGACAATTCACCTTTAAGTTCCTTCATCTCCTTGTCCTGCTGTGCCTTTTCGGCAAATGCAGGATTCAACGCTGTAAGCATCTCATCGCAGCTTTTGATTACTTTCTGATGGTATTCCACAGATTCCACAACCCTTACACTACTTATTTTCATTGCTTCTATCTCTGCATTGATGGCATCCTTGCTTTCCGATACAACCACATTTCCGCCTACTTGGGAAAAGTCTGCTATACTAAGATTGGCTGGCAACTTTTGAAAATCAAGAGTATCATCTCCAACCTTAACTTTCACATCCACAACCATTTCATTTTGCGGAAGAGGATATGCTGTATATCCGTTCTGATATTTAGGGACAGGATTTGAAACACTTACCACAGTGCCCACATCACATCTTGGGTTTTCCCCTTTATGCAATATGAAAAACTGCTGTCCTTGTCGTATTGATTGAAACATACTTATTCTAACTTTTTAATATCATTTTACAGTGCTTCTAGCCTGTGCGGCAGTAGCAGGTGCAACGATATGATTAACTACTTGAAATATCCCATTACATTTGTCGTAATAGACAAAGTATTTATTGCCTTGTGAAATTTCACTAGACGGAATCTGATCTCCCGAACCGTTCACCAAAGGAACCTTGCTTGTGGATGTTGATGTGGTATTTGTCAATGTAGTAGCTACAGAAACAAGATACGCATCAGACCCAGCAGCAGGAACATGATTTACGCTTAAAAGCAAAATACCTTGATTTGGCAATCGTCTGAACAGACACGGGTTAATACCATAGATAACCTCTGAATTTGTCGTATCTGTCGTTACAGAAGATGTCCTAACAAACGGTATTCCTCCAAAGTCAAGTCTATGTACTCCTTTAAAACGGTTAGCGTTATATCCCATCATATAAGGATTAAAAAAATAACTCATAACTTTTCCCTTTCTTTAGAATTTTATTATTTTGCATCGGGATAAGAGTTTCTGACCTGTAATTTATATACAAATCAAAAACTCTTAACTAAACTTTAGCAATTGCAACCACAGTTGTCACCAGCAGCATAACCTGCACCAAAACCAGCCATGAACGGATAACCTCCATAGCAACAATTTGGGTTAGGCACTATATAGGATGGAACCGGGCACGGAGCCTTAAGTTGTCCAACTATATTTGCAGTCTGGGCCTGTTGAGAAGCAGCCAGAGCCAAATTGCTGTTTTCCTGACGTAACTGCTGAATTTCACGTTGCATTTCTCTCTTTTCTAACTCGCAGAATCCACTTTGGATGATTTGAGTTTGAGCGTCTATCTTACTTGACAAGATGTTAAACTGAGTGTTTGTGTTGCTTGTCAAAGTATTGGTCTGCTCTACAGTAGCCAAACGGCTATCACATCCTTGGCGTTCAATAGCTGTACGGATATCGCAGCAGCAAGAAGCAAGCTGAGAACCGATAGCTGCACTATTTGACTGAATTGAGTTGATGATCTGTTGAGAGGAAAGACCTACCTGATTACCAACTTGCTGAATCTGTCCTTGAATTTGGCAGATAGCATTCTGCAACTGTTGAGTAGAGCAGTTCAAAGAACTAGCCAACTGATTGATAGCTGTTCCGTTTCCTTGAATAGCGTTCATCAACAATTCACGTCCTGCTTCATTGTTCAATTGAGCAGGGATTCCGTTTGCTCCATTGCCAAACCCGTTACCGAATCCGTTACCACCCCACAGGAAGAAGAGCAGGATAATCCAGATCCAATAACAACCAGCACCACCCCAAGCGTCTTGATTTTTGTTACCATTCATCAAGGCAGCTACAAGATTGGGGTCTAATCCTTTATTCTGCAACAGTGCAGGAATCATTGACATAATACCTGCGCTTTCTCCAGCGGCAGGATTGTCGAACATAAAAATTTTGTCTGAACCCATAATATTGTAATTTAATGTGTGTGTATTATAACTCCCGTAAAGACTGTGCACTCATCTTTACGAGTGTAAATTTACAACATGGATTTCCTAAACAAAAATAAAAATTTCGTAGTATAACTTATTGTGTTTCAGATAGTTTAAACTTGTTAAAATAAGTTATTTTCTTGTATGTTGCTTTTCCTATTCGTATATTAGCGCAATAATTTTAAAATAGAGGAATTGAAGATGAAAGAATTAAAAAAATGGAATAATAATCCAATAAAGATTACGTATTTAATACCTAGTGGAAACAAGTACGCTTATATAAAATTAGGTGACACTGTTGATCTGACGAACGGAACATATAAAATAACCGCTTTGGATAATGAAGAAAACATTTTCCAAGCGGTTAATATGGAGAATAAAGATGATTGTGTTACAATGTATGCGTATGAGGTTGTCTAGTTTTTAGTCTTGTATTTACCCCTTGACTTCTTTGGACGTATAAGCCCGTTGTTTTTAAGAGCATCCAATGTTTCTTTCAAATAAACGGGCTTTGTCATTCCTTGTACTCTCACAGGAGATAATAACGGTTGTACGGGATGAAATTTAGTGCCTTTATATGTAAGTCTTGCAAACTCTGTGTCGCTCACATCAAGATACTTAATGGCATTTTCTCTATCAAAATAAGACGGTATGATAGTGGATTTGTTTATTGCGTCAGTAAGGAAATTGAACTGTTCCGCATCAACATTCGAGTTTCCGCTTTTCAATGCTAGAGATATTCCGTCAAGTAAAGAGGCTAATATCGTGCTGTAATTCATTCCCATGTCCTACTCAATAGATGATATGTTTGCTGTTCCCGTAACACTTACCTTGCTTCCCGGTGTGACTGAAAAATATTCCACCGTTCCTGCCGGGAGAAGCATTCCTGTTGGTGCTATTCTGCTTGATCTGCTTTTCGTTTCCTGTACCAATAAGATACGGCATCCTTCTGATGTGGCTACTCTTATAAGATTTGACAATGCTGTGTATTCATTGTCGGTAACATCTTCGGATGCTGATATTCTTGCAGCCACGATACCTTTTAACGCTTCGTCCTTTGAAGCGTTTTTGGTGGAGAAATACCCACCTATCTGTTGTTTGTCATTGCTTTCCATATCCTTTTAAGTAAGATTGTTTCACACTTTCTGCAAACTCGTTCAGCTTTACATAATCCGGGTCAAGTTTGTTTAAAATACCTTTTCTGAGAGCCGCTTCTTCCTCACCGTTGGGAAATTCATCCTTTATGGCGGCATCTACCGTTTTGTCGTATGATACAGGGTTCTTTACACGCTGTACATCGGCTTTCCACTTTTTGACGAACTTTTCCTGTACAATACTTCCCATATCGTCCGTTTCGGGTTCGTCAACTTGTTCAATGTTTAAATGAACATTGCTATATCCAGTGCCTAAATCAAAGATAAAGGCAGGCTTCTCGTCAAAAATCAAACCTCTTTCCATATTTTAAATATCTAATGTTCCATCAAAATAATAACCCCTATTGAATTTTATGACAACATCTTCCAAAGGTAAAAGACTTTTGTCTACTTGGGAAAGGAATGCCCCTAATGTTTCGTATCCGCCTTTCACAAAGCATTTTTCTCCTTTGAACAGTATCTGCATTCTTACCCATGTACTATTGTCCTTCTTTGTAGATGGTCTTACATCAAAATCAAGAATGTCTATATGCTCATCGACAAGTTTGTCTATCTTTATATCCTTTCCGTCAAACTTTCTTGACACTCTTATATTTAAGTCACTAATCTTTGTCATGTGGCTATTATTATTAACTAAAACTTTATTAATTAAGTTTTTAGAATCACAGTGCATCAACATACCCATATAACTCGTAATTGATTTTGGGTTATTACGTTTTGACGCAAAGTTTTTCTTTATTCTCTTTCTTATTTTGGTATGACCGGGAGTAAAGACGAATCCACCGAAATCTATTCCTTCTGAAACGGGGAATATCCTGTAATTTTTCTTCATCTCCAGTTTCTTTTCATACCACAGGTAATTTCTTATCCTCCACAGCCATTCATGCAACTGTTTCTTATCATGGGATAATATCACCATATCATCGGCAAATCTGAAATAATGCTTTACTTTGAACTGCTCCTTTATAACATGGTCCAAAGACCTTAATACCAAATGGCTTCCTATCTGAGCATCAGGGTTGCCAATAGCTAGACCTTTATTGCTATAATTAAGCGTATTCATAAGCCATAACGCATCCCTGTCTTTCAAATCTTTGCTGTATGACTTCTTGTAAACGCTGTGCCTTACGGACGGATAAAACTTCTTAATATCCATTTTCAAAACGTATATTTTTCCGTTTTTGTCCATTTCAAGCAATGTCCGTTTCATCTTTCTCACAAGGGAGTGCTTTTTAACCTTACTTGTAATACCCCTTTTGGGCAGACAGTTATATGAATCAAGTGTAAGGCTTTTTGTCCATCTGTCCATCATGGGTATCAAAAGGCTGTGCTGGATAATCCTGTCCGGATAAAACGGGAGTTTGTGTATCTCCCTTACCTTTCCTGCATCAGTCACTTTCTCTATCACCTCATACTTGCTTACATGGTATGATTTGTCTTTGAGCATCTGATAAACATTCTGATGATATTCATCCTTATGTTTCTCATAATCCCTCACACCCCTGTGATTTCTCTTTCCTTTCTTTGCCTTTTCAGCAGCAGAGATAATATTATCCATACTGCCTATCGTTTCAAAAATATTATTCAATCTTTTCATCTTACGTGCTTTTCTTTGTCCGTTGAGCCAAAGATAACTAACTTTCCATATACCTACAACTGTAAATGTACTAATAAGTTCCCATCCTCAAACAATGGGTTGTCTTGACATTTTTCATCTTCCTGACGAGGCTTCTGTATAGCAGTAATTTTTTTAGCACGTTAGCTGCCACCGATGTTCGTGTTCGCGTTCGAAGGATCATGGTTCAAATTACCATTCCGCAGAGAACAATTGTCGTTGTTCGACTTACCACCAAAGTAAACACCACCATTCTACAGACCGCCTTTTTTCAACTAACCGCCTTTGACAGACTTATTTAACTTTGCTGACGCATTTGGTTAGATTTTTAATTATGCAAACTTAAACATTATTAATATATTTTGCAAGTTTTGGGAGGGGGATTTTTCACTTCGTGAAAAATTAGGGTTGGGTTATTGTACAACGAAAGCCGCCACCGATGCTCGTGCTCGCGTGCGAAGGACCAGGGTACAAAATACCAAGCCGCAGAGAACAATTGCCGTCGTCCGACCAACCACCAAAGCAAACACCACGCCTTCCAATCTTACCCGAACCTGCATTTCCCGTAAACCAGTTGTAATGACATTCCCCCGTGTGAAGATTGCTTCCCTTGACCTCTCCAATGAGCGAGTTCTCAAAGTTCTTCGTTATGTATCCTTCACCTCTAGCCATAGAACCGACAAAATCATACGTATTCTCAAATCCATAAGATTCCCCTGGATTCTTATCTGCGGCTACATTGTCTGTAGTCAGATTGTTTACGTCATAGGTCTGATAAATATCTATGGACGTAGAATCGTGCATGACACAATCTATCCCACTGTACCACATCCATATATCTCCCCAACCGGCAATACGTCCGCGAATGATAGGTTGCGTGAAGCATATTTCTATTTCACGGTCTGTCACTGCCGCATTATCCGGGATACTCCATCCGCTGGTAACAGTTGCAGTGACAAACTTGGCTACGATACCCGACATCTCCCCGTCAGCCAATCCGTTATGACCTTGGAAGTTGTAGTATTTGTATTTTGTGCTTTCATATTCAAACTCGGTGTCGGGAGAGACATTGTGTTCCTTTGCGTATGACATGGCAAGCTGTGCTTCAAACATCTTCATGCAAGGACGGTAGTTGTTTATGAGTTGTGAAAAATTGTAAGCAGTTCCTGTTTCTGATGCTTTAAATCCTTGCCCGTTCATCTTGTAATACACATAGGTCTGACCGTCCGCCTTCTTGAATCTAACGCCTGTCATTTTCCCCCAGCTTGACGCATCGGGGGCTGAATCGTTGGATGATATTCCTTTTCCGCAAACAGACTGTGCGTGTAGGTCTTTTGTTCTGAATTTGATAAAGAGAAGCGTACACCACACTTCAAGGTCAAGGGCGAAGGCATTGGCATAAGGATAGTTCTTTGTCGTATCTCCATTTTTGTTTCTAGCATACTTCTCAAAATCAAAACGTGATTCACTTGTTGTAGGCCACCCGTTTCCTTCCATTATGTTTACACCTAGATTTCCTGCTGACGTTGAACCCTGTATTGTATAGTCTATAATAGATCTCTGCTTTCCTTCCTTTATTGTAGAATAACCGATACTCATTCCGAACGGTTTTATCTCTATGGCCGTATCGCCACCGTATGTAAATGGAGCATCACCGACAAGCCTTCTTTCATACGTATCATCCGTTCCTCCGTTAATTACCCAGAAAGATTTGGTATTTACAAGCATAATATCGCTTCCATCATCTTCTACTTGTCCTTCTATTTCGGGCGCATAAGTTGAAGAACTAGTTATTACAATATTTGACGGGCTACCATCAGCCATTTTGAAGAAATTGGTCTGGTCAAGAAATCCGACCACCTTACCGTCCTTTACCTTTGCCACACGGAAAGAGTTGAGGATAGGATGTGATGACTTGAACTCTTCCTTTCCTATCCATGTCTGAAATACAGGGTCTATCTGTCCTCTTCTCATCTCCACTCCATACATATTACCCTGCTGCATCTTTATCTGTTCGAGAAGCGTTTTGTAGTCATTGGTAAAGTCGTTTGTGGATAACGCCTTACCGTCCACCTTGTCCACTTTCTTGTCAAGGGCTGATCTCTGTGCGGTGGATACGGGCTTTTCGGCATCGGACGTATTGTCCACATTTGACAGACCTATATTGTCTTTCGTTATATTGACATTGCCCGTCCTGTAAGACTGTTCGGCATTACCTTTCACACCTATGACGGTATTCTTCTGTGCGCCTTTCTCTATCCCGTCAAGTTTATCTTTCAACTGGGTAGTAAAGTTATTGTCGGTATGCACATAGTTTTCGTCCTTTACCATGCCCTGTCTTATCTTGGACACCGTGACGGATTTGTTCTCTTTAGGGTCCCCTGTCACGCATGGTATCATCTCTTCTCCCGTAGCGGTTTCAACGGGAGGCATCTGTGAAATTTTAAGATTATCTTCCATTTTTTTTATTCTGTTAGTATTAAACCATCGTTTTCAAGCAATATGCTGTATCCATTTTCAGTGATTACGGTATTCCGAAGAACCTCTAGCGTTATCCTTGAATCAGCAAACTTCCATGAATTGTCAGAAAACGGCATATACCCGTCTTTCTTTACAGACAGCGACATCGTGCTATTTGCCATACCCCGTACTTTTACTGTACCGTCAGACAACGTTTTGTATTGTATTCCACCAACAGTGACTACAGCATCCTGTATAGGAGAACCCGATACATCTACGACCGTTATTGTTACGATAGCCTTTGGTATATAGTAATCAATCAAATCCTGTTCGGTGAATCCGTCATTCTGTTTGGTGGGAACGGAATCGAAACCGATGGAGTTGTAGAAAGCTGAACTAATCCATCCGCTATCATGGTCAGTATTGCTAAAGAATACAGGAGTTTTAGTTTTATCACCTGTCACATCATTGTTTACTATGGTGATTATTTGCTTTTTGTTTAACAAAGCGGAAACTATTGTAGATTCATTCAGTGTTCCATCAATATAGGTCTTGCCGTTTGAGTTCCTACTATTATAAGCAATACTACCTTTGTCATTGAATACGGCAAACAGCCAAGGTTCAGTAGTATTCAGTCTTTGGTCATAGATAGACTTTCCATCAACAAACGGATTAATAGTAGTAAACAACACCTTAACGCCATGCTGTAAGTTCTGTATTTGCCCATAATCATCTACCCCATCAGTTACTAGGGCGTTGGGATATCTAGGTATAAACTCTATTGTTACGTCCATATCTCCTATATCCCCTGTAACTCCTATGGCGTTATACAATGAAGTGGTTCCTTCGGGATAGGTTAATGTCACCTCATGTTCCCCGTTGTCAAAGGTATAAAATCCGCCATTTCTGTTTACCAAACTAACTTGTCTGCCATCAGAAAGACCTGTAACCTTAAACTTATGCGTTGGGTTAGAGTTTGCCGGAACTATGTTTACCATGTTATCTGTGGTGGATAGTTTCTTAGTAATATGTATAACCCTGTTATCCGTAACAGTAACATTTGCTCTATCGGGTAGAATATTGGTGCTAGAAATGTCATACCCTCCCACACCGCTCATTGCAGCGAACAGGAAATTGTTAAGTTTCAATCGTCTGTTGTTTCCACTGAAATCCTGCAAGTATGGATTGGCTTTTAGTATCTCGTTTGTGGGAACGGATTGTTTTGTAGGTATTTCTTCTACCACAATATTACAATCCACATCATTTACATTGTCACCTGCCAAATAAAATCCAGGATAAGATGAGTTTGTTGTACTACTATTCTTGTATTCAGGTATGTCATATTCTCCATCAGAAGTTATCTGAATACTAACATACCCTAATCGTCCTTTCATAGTAAATCCCTCGGGCAATCCTGTTACACGTATTTTATAAGATTCTACATATTGTAACGGTTTTACAATTATTTGCCAAAATGCAATATTATTGTTATTTGTAGGTGTATGGGTTATTATACACTTATTTATAGCATTATCATAAGTTAATTTTCCACCACCATTAACAAAAGGATTTGCATAAGTAACGCCGGGAACATAAACATCCACAGGCTTTGACATATCATACCAAAACACCATGTGTTCTTTCACCCATTTTTCTATCACCTTGCTTATGTCGGTTTTTCCTGTACCTGCCGATTTTACAAGTCCAAGTTTTCCTATGTTAAAAAAACCTATTTTTCTCATTTTTCGTCCATTTTAACCCACTCATCAGATAAAAGCAGCTTCTCAAACTCTCTTGTGCCTGTGTCGTATGTATCGTAAGGGAAAGGGTGTTCCGTTCCGTCCTCAGGTAACGTCATAGGCATCACTTCCATAACCTTCTCGGTATGGATCATATAATACAGACCGTCTGTCGATCGTCTGAAAACGGACAGATCATCTTCCGAAAACATAATCTCGGCATCTATTTTTGGTACTATAGAAAACTGCATATTATGAATTTTATCTATTATCGCAAAGATAATTAAAAAAAAGTTAAACGTATTGGTTGCATACAGTTTTATGTCGTATATTTGCTGAAAATTTAAAAAAAATATAGCGATGAATGTATTGAGTTTATGTGACGGGATAGCTTGTGGACGTATTGCACTAGAGAGAGCAGACATAAAGGTAGACAAGTATTACGCAAGCGAAATAAACGAACCGTCTATCAAGGTTGCACTGGATAATTATCCCGATATAATTGAATTAGGGGATATTAGAAACTGGGATAAATGGGATATACAGTGGAAAGATATTGATTTATTGATTGGCGGAACACCATGCCAGGATTTCTCACAGTTAGGGAAAGAGAAACTGAACTTCGATGGCGAGCGTTCGAGTCTGTTCTTTGAATACGTCAACATACTGAACCATATCAGACAGTTCAATCCTAACATAAAATTCCTGCTTGAAAACGTGAAGATGAAATCCGATTGGGCTGATTTGATTTCGTCACATCTTGGAGTAGACTATGTGTATATCAACAGTTCCGATTTCTCCGCGCAAATGAGAGCAAGATACTACTGGTGCAACTGGGAAATACCTGCATGGAAGGACAAGGGAATATTGTTCAAGGACATAATCACGGACGGGTATGTGGAGAAAGACAAGTCATGGTGTATGCTTGAATCATGGAACAGGTTTGCCAAGAACCCCGAATCACTGTTGAGAAGATACAAGAAATGCCTTACACCGCTGATATTCAGTTATCCAGACTGTGATGCGGAAAAAGGTTTCAGGACACCAAATATTACAGAAGCGGAAAGATTGCAGACAGTTCCAGAAGGATACACAAAGTCAGTACAGCCACATATAGGGATGGGGCTTCTAGGAAATGGATGGACTGTAGATGTTGTTAGTCATATTTTTAAAGGAATGAAAGGAATAAAATGAACCCGATAGTTAGTCATATATTTGCATTCCTTTGCGGATGCTCATTTGTCATACTTGGTGCTATTTATTTTGGAACGAAAGGAGATTGAATATGAAAGTAAATAACGGAATAATAATAGACGGAGTTCTACATGAATTAAAGGAAACGAAACATAAAGATTGTTCAAAATGTTCGTTACGTGATTTATGTCAGGATGAATTTGGAATCGCGTGTCTATGTTGGATTAGTTTAGCTTCTGAATCAGAAGTGATAAATACTGAATTTAAGTGTCGTGGCAAAGTAACAGATAATGTTTCGGTTGAAAAAGCAACAGAAGTTCTCTCTTCCGTATTAGAGAATTGGGTGCATGGCGGTGATGCAGACTGTATCATTGCGGAGTTTGAGGAAAAACTAATGAAAACGAAATAAACAATCCCCCTTGCTGGTAAACGGCAAGGGGGATGATTGTGCTTATAACCCAGGACCCATAGAAAGAAGCAATGTACTTCCCTTATATGCAGCACTGTTAAGGCTTACCCATACCCTTGCAGTTCCTGCATTAATCAGTTCCGATGATATTAATATTCTCACCTTCTTGTCAATGCTGGAATTGGCGGATACTGAAAAATCCTCTATTGTTTCTCTTGATTCACCTATAACCATAGGATCTTCAAATTTCTTACTTGCAAACCTAGACATACAACTATTATTACGGAAAGAAATAAGGCTACTCGAACCGTTTCTTACTCTTACGGTAACTTCAATATATCCCATAACGGATGGCATCACTCCACCAAGTATTGTTATGCTTACGTAAGAACCAACTATCTCTATATCTCTTTTACTTACCATTGGAACAGTGTATGCTATATGAGCAATATCGGAGTCATCCTGCTTCAATATAGCTGTACTAAGGAAAGGATAAACTTCCCAATAACCAGCAGTCATACCCCACGAGTTTACAGTAACCGTAGCGTATCCTGTTCCTATCTTCTTGTCGGCAGTAACACGCCTAGACATCTGACTGGTCTTGTGCTTAACATAGACACCGAAATAGCAATCAGCTATCTCGGCAAAGTCACCCATGTTAAGAAAATCAGTATCATGCCCCTCCGATGGCATCATTATAGCCGCAGAACAGACAAAATTACTACTTGTAAACTGATTGGTAGCAGTATCCGGGCAGGAGAATCTACTTATCGGTGGACTGGCAAGATGGTTGTATCCGTTAAAGTCGGTAAGACGACATGGGAACCTACCACCTGTCGGTGCTGTATATTCCCATCCGTTCATGCTTCCATCTGCGTGTTTTGGCGCATCCCAGTATCCTGCCATTTGAAAAGGTTTGACACCACAGTTCCCATCCCATCCTTGCCACCATTTTTCATTTGGTCCAGGTGCAAGGCTTTCGTAACGTACAGGTTTGTACCGTGCCCACGGGTTTATTTTCCCGTGGGTGTTTGCGCACGCATACCCTAATTCATAACCATCACTAGTAGGACCGATGCCAAGAGTGGCGTAAACGTCACCAGCAAGGTTTATCGGGGCTGTAATCTTTCCATTAGAATGACTCATAATATTTTTTTATTTATTAATTGTTAATTCCTAATCTATTTTCCAATTCTCTTACTCTTTTCTTTAATCTTGTAACTTCATCGTCAACTTCCTGCAAGCCTTTCCACACAACAGGGATAAGTCTTTCATAAGTAACCGTATAGTAATCATGGAACACATCCCTTACCCATTGTTCAAATCCTCCTGCTATAAGGTCTTGTGCTATCAAACCGAACTGGTCATAGTCATTATTGTACACCTCGGAGTTTGCCTTGGCAATATCATTCCAGTGGTATTTTACAGACCTGAACTTATTTATAATGTTCATGGCATTGTAATTCTGAATATCCTTCTTTAGCCTTATGTCAGAACCGCTCGCCTTAGCTGTTATCTCTGCCTTTGAATGGATTCCTCCTGCTGGGGATATTTCAACCACATTTTGATTAGCCGTAGCAGTACCAGTATCAAACGTAAACCAGCTAGATGCGTTCACACCTAATTGACCCCTAAAAGTTCCCCCACCATTATAAAAGGCTATGGATGAACCTCCAGAGCCGCTGGTTCTTACCAACCGGATAGTGTCATAGGTGTCTGTCTGAATAAGCAGTCTTTTACTACCAAAATTACGTATGAAATTACTATCTTCCATATATATTCCGCCACCATAATTCTGATGATACCACCCTGAATTTCCTGTACTTCTGAACCAATCGGAGCATTGGATGGAAGATGGGAGTTTTAAATATACATTTGAAGAGCCGTTTACACTAATACCAGCACCCGTATGGGCAGCGTTATGGTCTTGTATATAGAACGTTCTAGCAGAAGTCCACACATCCGCACTAGAAGCCCTACTGTCAGCCAATGTTGAAGCACCTCCAGCCGATACAGCCACAGACGTATTGGATGTGGATTGCAGTCCTCTCCATGCGGAAACGTTAGCACCGTTAGCCCAATATTGGTATTGTATGTGCCCATTGTGGTATGAACCAATCTGACGCACCTGCAATTCAAAATTGTTTGTCCCTACACGTACAAGGCGAATATTATCCATTCCTTTTGCAAATGTAGGAAGATAAAGGCGTGCCGAGTTTGAAACATTTCCTACATTGCTGTCAGAAGCAGAAGGAGAACTTCTCATTTGGAAGATGGCACAGAAGTGGTAATATATGACTTCTTCCTGTGCGTGATTTCCATAAGCGTACCATATCCTTCCCCAAACCGTTACTGACCTATACGGTCCGGCTCCCGATTCAGAACAAGCAAATATCTTTTTCCAATTATTATCAGTACCACCTAGAGCGAACTGTAATGAATAAGTAGCGGTGGAATTATAATTTCTAGGTATATCCATTATATGCCAATTATCCAGTAAGTCCGCATTCAAATTGGTATTCAATGTAGTAGAAGAACATTGGTAAGGTTGCGTGCCTGTGCCTACGGTGGACACGAACCTGCTCGATTCAGCATGATTACCTATTACAACCTTGTTATCTTGCAGTACGATATCACATAATACATTATTGCTTGAATTTCTTGAATCAATCCAAGCATAGGAACCTCCACCGCCCAATACCAACCGTCTAGCCGAATCCCAGTTTGCAGCAAGATAACCATGATGAGATATAATAGTATTGAATACATCTAATGCCCCTCTTCTAACATCCAACCACATGGCATTGTTTCCTTGTGCCACAAACATTCCGCTAATAGTAGGATACCAACCTATTCCATTCCAAGAACCAAAACGTAAATTCGCATCGGTTGAAGAAGCTGTATCACCACCATCATGAATCCAATTACCCGAAGTTTTAACTACTCTTGTTCCATGAGGAAAATAAAATCCTTTGTTGGTATCCATCGCCAAATCCCCCGTCATGGTATCACCTGCTTTCTTTACGTAGCGTCCGTCAGAATAGCTGGCGTAGTTTACATTGTCAAGCAACATTCTCCAAGGTCTTTTATCAGTACCCCATCCGCTTCTATACTGGATGCCATTGGATGGGTCATCACTGGATGATGACTTATGGTTCGAGTACAGGTCAAATCTTGAATGGCCTGATGACATGGAAACCACAGCCCCGTAATCATATTTTTTCAGAGTTACCCCATCTGGATAAGCACCGTGGAAATTAAGTATGCCTATTTGTGACCATAAGGTAGAAGCCCCATCACCACTAGCAACTCCATGACTTCTTAAAAACGAATTTTCATGAAATCCGTCAAGAAGGTCTGCATTAAGATTACCCACAACCGTATTGCTTGAAACTATCAAAGGTGATAACCCTGTGGCAACAGTTGACATGAATCTAGGTGCTCTTACATCATTTGGAGTGACACGTAAAACCAGCTTGTTGTTATGGTCTACGACACCAAATCCTGCACTATCCGTACTACTTCCTCTAAGGTTTCCTATATACCAGTAGGTGTCATACCAGTTGAACCTTAATCCGTTTCTTATAGAAGTAAACCCACCATCATCGTTCTTGATAACTCCGTTATCTTTATAGATATTGGTAATATCACAATTTTCCACTCCCTTGAATACGATTGCGCCGGAAGTGGAAGCGGATGTAAGGGTTCCAGTCATAGTATCGCCAGCCTTTTTCACCCATCTACCGTCCAATACGGAAGTAGGGATATGACTTGCATCTATGACTTTACTTGAATCAGCCTTTTTCAATTCAGCCCACATAGCGTCAGCGTCAAGTCCTCCCTGCCCAGCCATGTCGTACAGTTTCTTTATCGTGTACGCATTAAACGTATTGTCAAGGTCTGAATCGGAGAAGGTTGTGCCGTCAGTAAGGTTTGCGAAGCTGTAAACGGTATTTACAACACCGCTGCCACCGCTTCCTCCGCTTCCTCCGGGAGATACGCCCAAAGCGGAAATCCATCCTCTGGTATAGAAGCCTATTTCCGTACTTCCGTCTATATGCTCAAATGTTACTGCCTTGTTTACGGAATCATATATAATCTTTATATCGCCAACCTGCAACGCCTGTGTTTTTACCGTTCCGCTTATGTTGGCATCTACAGCATAAATATTCTCCCATCTCTTCGATTCAAGACCAAGTGTGGATGCGTTGTTCACGCTAGGAACTACATTTGCCGTAGACAACTGACCAGTGAATATCTTGCTTGCAGTAACTGTCTGTTCCGTATCAAGCGTTACAAATTTATTGTCAGGAAGATGGGATATGTGAATTTTCTTTGTCGGATCATCCTTTCCCAACTCCTGCCACAATTTGTCCGTATTCATTCCGCCTTCCTTGGCTAGCTTCCATATCTCGTTGATGGTATATGCGTTGAATGTATTGCTAAGGTTGGAATCGTCAAACGTCTTACCTAAATCGGCAAATCCGTACACGGCCTTAATCAGTCCGCCTTCACCACCTCCCGGTTCTCCGCTACCACTCTGTGCGCCCAACGCTGATATCCATTGGTTTGTATAGAACGCTGACTTGCATCGTAACGCTTGGTTTACTTCATCCCATTCAAACCATCCGTTGAACTTCTGAAACGATGCAATAAGGTCATTAAGTAGCTGTTCAGAGAAAATATTTGTTCCGCTTCCCGTACCACTTCCACCCAATGTTACATTTGTCGTATTCTGTGTTGAAGCAGTCTGATTCTCCTGTGCCAGCCGTTCATAGAAAGACAGTATCTTTCTTCTTGCAATGGTGCATGAATATGACGGGAACATATTCTCCTTGGAATATTTAATCTCCAAAGACTGTATCTGTAACTGCATATCCACTATCTGACCGTTATCAGAGAAATCGAACACGCCTATTCCATCATCCCTTACCTTTAGCATATTTCCTTCTATGAAGTCAATGAAAAGGTTAGGATGCTCTGCGACAAATCCGCTAGATATGTCAAGTGAAACGGTTCGGTTCTCATGGTCATATCTTGACAGGTAGTCAAGAGCCGCCTTTTCAAGCGTATTCTCAGCCATTGTCACATAAGATTCGGGCATGACGATATTCAGAATGACAAACTCCGTTCCTGCTGCAATTGAAGGAGATTTACCATCCGTATAAAGGGGAAGTTTGGCATTGTCGCTATCTGTTCTGTAACATGATATTTTATATCGTGCCCCCTTGTTGAACATGGCAACATCCTCTTCCGTTTCCCCCGTATCACCGTTCACTTCACCATAAAGAGGAATAATACCGTTTTTGTTTATCTTAAATTCCGTTCCTGTATAAGTTCCTGTACGCATACTGAACACCGCGTCCGTTACAGAAGCGTATTTATAATAGAACCTGTCCTGTGAACCGTCCTGATTACCGAAATGTATGTTGCATGTCATTTCCTCACTAAAGCCTATCTTACAGCTTTCGGCAGGGATATCAGAATCAAACGTGAACTCAACACGTATGGTGACTGTCGTATTCTGACCTTTTTCTATATATCCTACAAGAGCGGTCTTGTCGTAAGGTATTTCAAGCATACCAGTAGCACCTTCCTCACCAATTACAACCTCTTTCAAAGGAGAAGCCTGACCCAATACACGGTTTAAAACCATACGTAGGTTAATCTTCACCTTTTTCCCTACAGCATCACTTCCTATAGGTAATATGCTGAAAAGCATCTTTCCTGAGAATGTGGCAGTAACCTTTACAGGCTGGTCATAATATGCCCTTGTACCATATATATCAAAACGCTCGAAATCCCTGTACTTGTCAAACATAGCATGGGGTTTGTACTGTGGCTGCACATTGTCGTTTATCTTGTCGGATGAATCACCGTCCTCATATACCTTGTACCCTAGGTTGAATCCAGGAGAGGTCATATAAATGAAGAAACTGTCACTATCATCACTCTTTATAGGAGTAGAACCGATAATCTTGTCTATCCGTGTAGATGCGCTAGCACCCTCACCTGCCACCTTTCCCGATTGAGGATCGGGTTCTCCGTCCGCCTTGTATGTATCCCATTCGGGAAGTCCTGACGGGTACAGATCTCCAAGTTTTTTCCCTCTGATGGAAGGATATATCCCACTGAACGTGTTTGATATGGTTTTTCCTCTCACACCATAGTTCTTCAATCCGTATTCGCTGTCAATATAATATCTTATGTTCCCATCAGAATCATTCGGAAGAAGGATGTACGGGCAATAGCGTGATTCATCGGCAGGCTTAGCGTCCTTCTTGTATTCGGGAGGAACGTTCCTGCTTCCGCCTTGTGGTATGATTCGGGTTATGACAGGTGTGCTTGTATCTACGGAAGAGGAAACTTTTACAGCACCCCCACCGTCACCCTGCTTGAATGTCCAGTTTACGGACGGTCTTGTCTTGTCCGTAATGGTTATTATCCCACCGTTCGCTGTCGTTGAGAAGTAATAATTGAGATAAAACTTGTCATAGAAGTTCTTCAATGCTTCAAACAGGTTGGTCCCATCGGTTATATCAATCATATCCTCCGTCAGTTCGCCTTCCGCATCCACGTTGAGCGTCCATGTGCCAATGCCTGTATATCCTGCACCCAATGACGCATTGTAAGATTCTATATTTGCTTCTATACGTGCGGCAAGCTGTTTTGCATCACCCCAGAACTGGAACAGACCGCCATGAGTGTATCTTATCTTATTTATTTCCCCACCTGTTCCGCTTACTATGTCAAGAAATGCCACATTCTGCAAAAGCACCTCCTTACCGTAAAACAGAAGGGAGTATTTGTATTTTCCTGCTTCGTTAAGATTATCTCCCGATGGGGCTTGGTACAGGATGAATGTATTACCGTTATATACGACTGTATCGTATTCCGATTCACTCTTTGAGTTGTATGCCTTGAACTCTATCGGAACAACGGAAACGACTTCACAAGTCAATTTTCTCACTTCCTGCAAAGACGGGCTGTATGAAAAATCAGCACTCTCCGCAATAACCCTATTTCCTCTTTTAATCTGTAAAATCATTGGTCTTTAAAGCGTTGGTTGGTCAATACTGAAATTTAACGAAAATGTATAGGCGGACACAAGTCGGTCCGGGTTCTGCAAGTCCTGAACGTCCTGATAACTCATCTTTGCGCCTGTTTCAAAACCCGTGCATCTTATCACCTGCTTTGCCGATTCTCCCCATACATCATTCCATATAGAGAAAGAGGATGAACCGTATGGCGTACCGGGAGTGGCAGGTATCACATTGGTTATATATGAATAGAACGAACGGATATTCGTCTTTACCGTTTCCACATCTCCCAAAGCGGCAAATGTTATGCTTCCTTCCGTTGGCTGGTAAACAGGCGTGACAGGTTCGTACACCTTCTGACCGTTCTTGTCATACCATTTTTCGGCATAGGCTTCCTTTCTTGTCGGCAAATCCCATAATCCCTTGCTTTCAAGTATATACAGCCTGTATGTGGCATACAAATCCTTTGCCGTATCGCTTCCTTTCTTTATAAAATATTTAGCTATAGCCATTCGTGTACATTGTTTATTAGTGCAAAAATAACAAAAATAGTCTTAGAAACCATCTAGTTTTAAAAATTATTTTTCTATATTTGCATCACAATCGGTGCTTTGGATGAGTGGTTTAGTCAACGGTCTGCAAAACCGACAACAGCGGTTCGATTCCGCTAAGCACCTCAAGTGATTGGATTTTTTTGTTCATAATCAATCTCAAACGCCCTGCCGACTGTGAAGCTAGCAGGGCGTTTATTTTAGTCAATTATAACCTTTATCGCATTTCCGCCTGACCTTGGGGCAATGGAAACGACACTTAGGAGTGCTGTCTTTATCGCCATAGTTGCGGCAAGCTGCTGGGTGAGAACCTCCAACTGTGACTGCTGTATGGCTGTCATGTTCGTTCCTCCCGTTCCTGCCGAACCACCGTTAAGCGATACCAATTGACGGAGTAGATCGCTTTGTACAATCATTTCGTATCTCATCCCGTTAAGATAACCCAATGCCTGGTTGAATGTATTCTCGTCAACTCCTGCAATGGCATTGGACAGACCTTCCGCATTTTCCTCCGTTTCAGTAAGCATACCACCAAGGGCGTTGTTTATCTCATTGACTACACCTCCGGCTTCCGCAAAGGCTGATTCCAATGAACCCATTACATTTCCTAGTATTATAAGTTCATCCTTATCTATCTTGTTATCCGCAAACATACCACCTTTGCCGTCTGCTCCGAACAGTGTGGTCTGTACCTGTTGCATTGCCTTTTCTATGTACTGTTGCTGTACCCAACTCTTAACAACATCTCTCATAACGTCTGCCACAGTATCCTTGTACGCCTTGGCTGCATCCTCTCCTTTCAGCCATGCTTCGACAAGAGCGTCACCTATCTGGCTAGCCCAGTCTTTCAAGTCAATGCTGTACAATTCACTTGCAAGAGTTTCTGTATAATATCTTATCTCATACTCTAATTCTTTTATGGTCTGTTTGTATCCTTCTACCTTTTCCCTGTCGGACTTTTTCTTATCTTCTTCGGCAGCAAGAATATCCTTTTGAATCTGCAACTGTTCTTTTAAGTTGGAAACCTGTTGGGATGTCACCTCATCAAGTCTTGCCGGGTCTATAATGTGCTCAAATTCCTTTTCAAGCATATTATATATATTGGTCAACTTCTTTGATTCAAATTCAAGATCTTCTATATGCTTTTGGAGCCTTTTGTCATGCTGTCTGTTAAATGTAGCGATAACATCAAGAGGCATGGATATTGCCGAGCCTATCGCACCTGCAAAATCACCGCTTTTGAATGAATCCCATGATTTCTTCACGCCTTCATTCATAACTCCCATAGCTTCCGAGAACTGGTTCATTTCTCGCATAAATCCGCTCTCGGTATCCTTACCCATAGAATCCATGAGGTTGGACACGGATGCTATTATCTGCTGTATGGCTTTTATGATATTGTATATGTTGGTTATGATAAAGTCGATAAGATTTACCGTCTGCAAAGCGTTCTGTGCGGCAGCCATCATTCTTTTACCAGTCTTGACAGCTTCCTGTCCGCTCTTATATCTTGATTCGGCTTCCGACTTGGCACTCAAAGCGGCATTGGCGGCTTCTTCATCACCATTCTTCATTGCGTCCTCATATGCCTTGGAAGCATTTTCGATGTCAGCCATAGCCTGTTGCATATCATTCATACCTGCCATCATCTTTGACTTTCCAGCATCATATCTCTTGTTGTACAGACCTTCAATACCATCTTTCATGTATGTTTGCAAGTCAGACTGATTGTTCTTCATCATCTTCTCTATCTGCTTGTCCACGCGTTCAAGTTCTTTCATGTACTCTCTTGCACTGATAGCACCCGATCTGAATGCACTATTAAGCATTTCCCTTGTCTTGTCAGCTACAGTATTTGCAGCTTCCATAGACATTGCTTCCACCGCACCGAAGAAGTTTTGATAGTCGGTAGTCAACTTAAACAAGTCCATCTCTTCGCTTTTCTGCAATGCGGAAGTCAAGGATGTATTACCCATTCCTTCTGCGGTTGCGATCTTTTTACGGTACTTTTCTCTGATAATATCCACCTGGGTATAATAATCTCCATATTCAGCCAAATCATTAGCATATTGTCTAGCCATCTCACCGAAATAGCCTTTCCATGCGTCAATCATACCTTGGATAACTTGTTTCTGTTCATCACCTATATTCTTATTCCCCTTAATAGCCTCCTGTACCTGATTGATATACTGGTTCATTGAGGTGAATGAAGATGTGTCGGGCACGACAGAAACGCCAAGGTCAAGATTCATTCCTGCCAATGCGGATTGCAAATTGTTATATATACCTGCTGCAAAACTTTCAGCCATGGTAGATGTGTCACCGCTGAATTGAACGGCAAGGTCTAAGGCAAGTTCGGAATCACCCGTTATACCAAGTATGTCACTAAAAAAGTCATACTTGTTCCTGTATCTGTCAAACTCATCCGTAATCCTCTTCATCACCTTTTTGGCTGCATCAACATAAATTTCAGAGGACAATTCGGCTGCTTTCCTTGCATTTTTAACAGCATCCTGTGGAACACGTGTTTCCAATTCCTTTGCAGCCTTGTTGTAATTGTCAACAATAGCCTGTTTGTCATATATAAGGTCTACACCAAGTTTTAACGCCTGTGAACCGTATATGGCTTCAATCTGCTTTTTGGCTTCTTCCTTACCTATGTTAATGCTCAAATCCTTGAACTTGGAATAGGCGGATTCAAGCAATGACAACCTGTTTTTCCAAAGGTCAGCAAGAGGATCTCTTTTTTTTCCTTCCTTCTTCTGCTTTTCCAGTTCAAGGTTGAATTGTTTTGCTGTTCCCGTAGCCTTTGACATCGCTTCGTTGGCAGCGTTAATCTCATATACCGTCTGTTGTACTTGCTCGGCTTCATAAGGGCTTACAATTCCTGTAATTTGATACTCATCTCCAAGTTTCTTGACCTTTCCTTGGCTAACATACATATCAATGGTGCGCTGTAAATTTTCTATTGAACTTTTGGCGTCTTTATATTCCTGTTTTACCGATTTAAAGTAATCCTCCATAGATTTCACATCGGCAGCCTTTATAGCAATAGTCCATTTATGCCCTGTAATTTCGTCAAGAGATTTTTTCCATCCCGTCAATCCTTCTTGTGCTTCCTTATCGTCAAGTTCTATTTTAACAGCATATTTTTTGTCAATAAATTCATTAAACAATTTTTTAGCATTCTCCCCAAGTTCGCTAGTTGTGGCAAAATTTTCAGATTGAATCCTTATAAAGTCCTTTTGAGCATCATTTAATTTATTTACATCAATACCTACAAATACTTTTTTCAGTTCTTTCTCAAGACTGTTTGCAAAAACATTAAATGATTTTTCAAGTTCTTCAGTTTCGCCCATTATGCCCATCCTCAATTTCTCATACTCCTTCAACAATTCCTCACTGTCAAAATGGGCTTTGTTCTTGAATATTTCAAATGTCCGTGCATCTCCTGACGTTTCAGCCAAAGAACGTATCTTCTCTACAATAGTAGCTGCCGAAGCCCCTTTGTTTATCAGTTCGGTAAGTTCGTTTCTCCATTCCTTAGTACCCTTACCCATATTTATAATCTCCTTGGATGCCTGTACTATCTGCCCACGAAACTCTTCTATATCCTTACTTGCCGAAGTGAGTTTTACAGACGATTTCTCGTAATCTTTAAGCATATCAGAGAATGAATCGCCAAATACGCCCGTAGATGTTGCCTTATCCGCCTTGAACATTATATCCGCATTTTCAGCAGCACGTTTATAAACCTGCTCTAGTTCCGATGCTGACTTTTGCAGATATTCCACACGAGATCTCTGATCATCTATTTTCTTGCTATTTTGTACTATATACTGCCCCATATTGCCATATTTAGACAATACTCCAGTAAGCGTTTCCTCATACGACTGCAACTGTTTCGTGTCAAGCTGTTCAAGGTTTTCCGGGGTGAGTTTGTCGAAGTTTATCTTGTCAAGGTCTTTTTGCAAATCACTGTATGATTCACGGAAAGACTTTGCACTGTCCTTTATCTTCTGATTGAACTCTTCCGAACGTGCAGACATAATATGAAACGCTTCCGCTACAAGCCCTGCAACGGTAAGTATTGTCATAAGAGGATTAGCCTTTATCGTAAGCCACAATGTTTTCAATGAATTTGTCAAACCGAATGTTGCCAGTTTGAATCTGTTCATCAACATTGTCGTTTTTGTCATAGACAACATTCTTGCAGCTTCCGCACCCGTCAGTTTAAGTTCGGTGACAAGAAGATGCCGTTCAGCCTGTGTCAGCATATTCGTGGCAAGAATACGTTTTGCCATCTCTGCTGACATCTTTCCCGAATTAACGGCAGCAACTATCTCTACGGCAGACAGTTTTGACGCTGTCGCTATCTTCCACCTCTCGGCAGTAGTGAGCGTTCTGTACATTGCAGCCTGTTTAAGCAACTGGGCTTCCCGTAATTTCTCAGCCTTAATAGCATTAGTTGTTGCGACAACTTCTTTTCCTAGCATGGCTGTTCTAGCCAACTGCAATCCTTTCAATGCGGCATATCCTACAGCAACACCCTCTATTGCTTTGGAGAAATATCTCCAGTTGTTCATCGCATCGGTTATGCTTCCAACAATTCCTTTCAGAACGGAATCATTCGCCTCGCCTATGTCATTCATCATAATCTTGTATGAATCGGCAAGGTTACTTACCATACCTTTCAAAGATGCAGCTTGTATTTCCTGCATTTTGTAGAACATACCACCATCTTCCGTCATTGTGGTAAACATCTCCCGAATATACTCAAAAGGAACCTGACGTGTTGATATGGCGTTGAACACATCATCAGTAGTTTGAGCCACGCCTCTTACTTCTTCCAGTTTTTTTCTTAATGCGTCCAATGCAGGAATACCAGCTTCTGTCAACTGACGTAATTCCTGTCCCCTTAACACACCTGCGCTTCTTATCTGTCCATAAGCTAGAATAATACGCCCCATATCAACACCAAGACCTGCGGAAACGTCCGCAAGGCTTTTCATTGTACCGTACAATTCATTGACAGGTATCTGGAATGCTGCAAGCTGTTTGGTATATCCAACCAAATCACTGAACTGGAAAGGAGATATTACAGCAAGCCCCTTAATCTGACTGAATATCTGGTCAGCCCGTCTTGCATCCTGTATAATGGCACGTAAAGATACCTGTTGCAGCTCGAACTCCCCACGAATGGAAACAAGTTCCTGAAACATATCTCTGAAAAAGTAGAATCCGGCATAAGTCTTTATCGTATTGACAAACTCACGCATCATTCTGCTCTGCTTTGTCAGTTCCTCGGTAAATTCCTTTGAACTTGCGGCATTTTTCTGATTGGTCTGCTGCATCTTTGTTCCATAGGATGTAGCTTCGTTTACAAACTTGTTGTGTTCCTGTATCTTCCTGTTGAGAAGAGTAAGGGTACGGTTATAGTTTGCGTCAGTCGTATTAAGCGCATTACGCCTGTTCGTTAATTCAGAAATAAGATTGTTAGCCTGATTGATAGACGTAGGATTGATGCTCAACAATTCATTCGTTGATGTTTTTCTTAAAGATGATTGCAACTTCTCCAATCTGCCTTGCAATTTCTGAATAAGAGCGTCAGCCTTTGTTATCTGATTGCTGTTTAAAGGAACTTCAACCTTAAATTTATTCAATAGTTCAAGGCGTTTCTGTATAGCGGCAATCTTCCTGTTCAAGTCCTCAGCACTTCCCTCTGGCATACCAAGGGCAAGTCCAGACTGACCAGAAAGGTATTGTAGATACTTCTGATTGGTCTGCTGCATCTTCTTACTCGCCTGTTCCTGCTTTGATGCTTGTCTATCCATCTCCTTTGTCCGTGCAATCTCCATCTCGTATTGCTGGCGTAGAAGGTTAAGTTCTCTTTCATCGGAAATGGACAATTTAGGCGCACTGTTAGCAGTAAGGGAATATGCGGTTTTCAATCTGTTCAATTCAGTCACAAGATCATCTATCACTTTCTTCTGACTTTCAAGATTGGCTTTTCTTGTAGCCATCCCCTTATCTCCGCCTGCATTGCCTAGGTTACGGTAAGTCTTTTCCAGCTTGTCATACTCTCTTGTCGCTTCGACAATCTTGTTTGACAACCCTTCCATCTGAACAAGTATATCCATTTTCTTGTTCGACTTTCCTTTCCCTACCTTGGACGCGTTTTCATTCGCTTTATTTATCTTATCTACAACCTCGCTAAGTTCTGCATTCATTTTGCCTATATCGGTCAACATAGGCTTGAAGGACATCTCCTGGTTAAAGGTGTCCTGCAACTTCTTCTGTATATCCTTTATCTGTTTGTCAAGACCGGAATCATCTAGCCCAATCTTAAACTTTAATGCTCCTAAATCAACATCAGCCATAGTTATTGTTTTTTTAATTATTGCAAAAATAGCAAAAATAAACACAATAGCATGATTTACAACAAACAAAAACCCATTAGTATTTTTTAACATATTAAAAATTGTGGATAAAAACGATTATGTTATCTTTGCAATAAAATAATTTTTTAACTATGGCTATAGAAGAAAACAAAGTAACACTCGTTGGCGTAAATTCAGCTAGCGTAACATTCAGCAATGAAGCTAATGTGGAAAAACAATACAAGGTGAATGCGAATGTAAACGTATCAAACGGAAAAAACATTGATTCATTTGATGGCGGAGAGGTGAAGTCATTGGAATCAGAGAACCAACTCGCCACATTCTATTTCAATCAGAACGGTGGTATCGCAATCAACTACAACGATCATCCCGATTTGGAAGCACAAATTGCTATCATTACCATCATCAACTCTTTCGTAACCGATGTGAAAAAATACATTAACACGAAAGGAATCTCATCAGTTTCAATCTAAAAAAGGCAAGAAAAATGACGAACCAAGAAATGTTTTTAAAGAGATTAACTCTCTTGAATATCCCCTTATCACTAGAAGGGAAGGAACTTCCATCAGAACTGAAAGCAAAAATCATGCTTATGCGTGTCGCTTACGACAAAGCTGCAAAAGCATTCGATGATGATATGCAACAGGTTCTTAAAGAAATAAAGAAGGAAGGATATGACGAGCGCGCACAGAAAATCAATCACATGAAAGAGATTGACGGAAAGGAAGATGCGACAAAAGAGGAAAAGAAAGAAGCGGATGAAATCAGAAAAACAGAAGAAGATTTCAACAAGGAAACAGAAGAACTGAACAAAGCATACTCCGAAGCATACCAAGAGAAAATGAAAGAGGAATGTGATATGAAGCCTAGAAAATTCGCTTTTGAAGGATTCGCTAAAATCATTGAACTTATTGGTACTGACGGTGCAATTAAAGTGAAATGGAACTCTCCCGAAGCATTGGAAATACCGAAGGAGGAATTTATCTCGCTTATCGCAACAAATCTAGTAGATGAATAAGCCATTTTCTATATTGCTATTTTTTTTGTTACTGTCGTGTTCTTGTTCACGCAAGCTACTTCCATCTTCGACAAATACAACTATAGTAGACCACAACACGACAGTAACGGAAAGAGTAGTATGGCAATCAAAAATAATAACTCTTCCAACAGAACACATACAACATACAACATTTGAAGATAGTTCACACTTGGAAACATCATTAGCCGTATCAGACGCTAAAATAATGTCGGATGGCAGGCTTTTTCATAGTTTGAAAAACAAGAAAGACTTTCTACAAGACAGTATTCCATCTTTGGAAAAAGAAACGGTAGTGACGAAAGATTCGATAATAACCGTGGAGAAAATTGTAGAAGTAAAGGTAGAAAAGGAATTGTCTAAATGGCAAAAAATACTAATCAATCTTGGATACATAGGTATCGGTTTCATATTGTTTTCAGGTTACAAAATAGCCAGAAAGTTCGTGTAACTTTCGGGCTTAGGTAATTATATACGTTTATACACATACATATTGACGCTTCACTGCCCCGACTACTGCCGACCACTCCACGTCCTCAAC